TTTGATAAAGTCATAGTACATATGCTCTTTGAATTCTGTGAACTCAGCATCAGTACAGATACCTTTAAGAACGCATTGTATTCTTAATGCTTGATCAAATAATTCAGCAAACTTATTACGCAGTCTATCAATGAATTTAGCAAACTTTAATTCATCTCTGGTAATCTCAGATGAACGACCAATGGTGAAACCTGAAGATGATTCTAGCCTTGAGATAGGTACGTTTAATGATTTATATAATTTTTTCTCAAAATATTTTACATCTTCAAGTTCACCTAAGTTTTGTCCACCTGGTAGTGTAGTAATTTCAGTTCCTTTACCACCTTCTCTACGAGGCAACCAGAAATCTTCCATCATCGATAAGAACTTACGATCATCACGAACTTCACCTGTGTTTGCATCATAAACAAGTTTGTTCTTATACTTGATCATGATATCACGCAGGTATTGTTCTGCTTTGAGTTTTGGTAAGTTACCTACATCAATATAGAAAATTCTACGTTCAGGTGCTCTTGAAATACGATAGATAACTGTTGCATCTTCAATCATGCGTAATTGATTGAGAGGCTTAATTGCTTTGTGTAGATAAGACAACACAATAGCACGACGAGAATCCATAAGACCAGAATTAATATTGATGATGGAATCTTTGGTAATTCTTGTTCCTACTGGACCATAATTTGATTGTGTACCAGTAATTGCTTTATCATTATAGATGTAATACTCATTGATTACAGCCATAATTTCTACGCCAGTTCTTTCGTCTTTTTTCTTTCTTAGTTCACGAACCTTGCGTATCTTTCTAGGATCAACATAACGAAGTTCTTTCATACCAGCAACAGGATTTTCTCTATCAATAATGATATGATAGAATAATCTACCATCAATATAATATCGTCTAAAAATGTCCTGCGCCATGTTATTATAGTTCAACAGTCTCAGAACTGTTTGAAACTCATCGGCGATTGCTTTTTTGATTTTATCTGGCTGTTTCAAATCGTCCATGATGAGCTTAACATTTCTACCATCGTCATCTTGTACGATAGCTTCGTTGATAATATCATCAATGGCCGATTCGATTTCTGGTTGCATAGCCATTTCTCTATAACGAGAAATTAATTCTACTTCATTTTTTGCAGTGCCATCAAGGTCAACATATGTACCATAATAGGCCGCAGAAGTAATCGTCAATGCGCCATCGTCACTACTCGGTGGAGCGAACGATTGCTGGGCTAACGATTCTTCTTCAGCCCTCTGTCTTGATATGGTAAAACCAAATAAATTAATTGCCAAAATACTCTCCTTGCATCACGATATAATAGAATTCAACTTATTGGCGTTATTATCGGGCACTAGACTGATCACCTAATGGATCAAATCTAATTTTTAAATCTGTAGTATCAGATAGCCAATATTGATATGCAAAGGTAACAGTAAATTCTTCAATAGCATCATTGTCACCCCAATTTACATCGATAGGTGAAACGTCTACTGGGAAAGCCTGTATGAATTTATAACCTTTAATTATATCTCCACCTTTGCTATATTGTCTTACTGACAAATCAGAAAAATAATTTAATGTAGGTACCCCGCCAGTTCCTCTTAAATTTCTATCATGCCCATTGATATAATTTAACCATCTTTCGAATGTATTTCTGAGTTTGAAATCTTCATCATTGATTACAGTTACAGTCCAATCTGGGAAAGTTCTGTTTCCTGCAAATTTAACTTCACGCCCAAAATATGGAACAGTTACAGTGCCTACTGTGGATCCTGGAAGTTGAGCAGCCTTTATTAAAAATCTTGCGGTAGATGTTGCTCCTGTTCCAGCTAATTCTGGAATAGTCGAAGATCCTGCCGCAGTTCCTCCAGCACTAGGTCCTTGACCTGGAAGTGTAAGTTCAACTTCAAATAGATTAGGACGGGCTCCGTCATTAATCATATTTGTTCTGAATCTAGAAATGTTAAACGACATTTAAGTTCTCCTTGTTTATTTTATTTGTTGGTTTATTTATTAGCCACCAGTGATGGTTGTAAATTGTGTTCCAGTACCAACAGCAACAAAGTTCAATTGAATGAAGTTGATTGAACGTGCTGGTTTAATATAAATGTCGCCAACAAATTGATTTGAATCGATTACTTGAGGAGTGTTGTTTGTGGAATCGCAGACTACTAAGAAATCTGTAATACCACCACGTCCTTGAACATCTCTTAAAAATGGTTCTACAATCGAAATAAATTGTGAACGAGTAAACGCATCATTGATTTCAAATAAAGAGAATCTTGCTGCTCTAGAAATTGACTTCTCTAGTGTGATAAACAATCTGCGAACATTGATTCTATCGAATGCTGAAGGTTTTGCTTGTAGTGTCTTATCTCCAAACAGAATGATACCTTGCCCTTGGAAAGAAACAACAGGATTAACACCAGTAGAATATAAAGTATCTCTATACGTTTGAGATGGATTCCATGCTAACTTAATAGCATTTCTAATTAAACCTCTGTTGAAGCCAGCTGGTGAGTACCATGGATCTCTTACTGAATCAGTAAATGCACATGTTCCAGCAATATCAGCATTTAGAGGAATCCAACGATATACGTTATTGTACTGATCTAACTGATATTTCCATCCAGAATCAGCTACAGCGTAGCTTGAAAATCCAGATAGAGAATTTACCCAACCAGTAACGTTCGTGGTAATTGTAGAAACGCTACCCGCATTAACAACATCTGAACGTAGTGGAGAAACAAAAGCGATACAGTCACGACGAGACTCTGCTAGGCTAATTACATGGTTTTGAACTGCAACTGCTGAAGATTCTCCTCCAGCATCTCCAGTAATCAGAAGCGATACGTCAACTTCTTCTTTATTAGCAAATAAATCCCAACCAGTTGTGATGTCTCCAGCTAAAGGTACTTCATCTCTACCAGCACCCAAAGTTGTTGTAAAGTTGCTAGTTAGAGTGGCATAAACTACTCCATTTGCAGCATTATCTCCCCAGGTAGCATTTGTAGTTGCATACTGTGGAGGATCCATAGCATACACATATGAAGAATTATCAAACAGAACTTCTTTGTAGTAGTTTGGTGATCCGTCGTTAGCTTTAATTGCATTTCCTGCTTTAGATACAAATGCATATGTCTCTAGAACAGTGTTTGCTTGTCCAAACATTCCGTTAGCATCTATGACTACAATGTGCATTTCATCGTTTGTTGCACCTTTAGATGTTGCAAAATCTGAAGTGCCTGGTGCAGATGAGAAGAATCCTTTATACTCCCATGTGCTGAATAGACTTGTGTTTGCACATACAGAAACTTTTAAAGAATTTCCCATAACTCCAGGATATCTAGAAGCAAAAGAACCGTAAGCATTTCCAGAATCAGCATTTAGATATGTGTTAAGATACGCATCTTCGTTTTGAATTAGAAGTCCTGCATTGTTTGCTGTAGCATTTACTGAGTTTGCTCCAACGGCTCTAACAACAGATAGGTTGTTTCCGTAAGATAAGAAGTTTGATGCCGAAAAGAAAGAGACTGCTGAGTTAGAATCTGGTGTGCTAAAAATCTCTCTTAGTGTAACACCACTATTAACCAGAACTGGTGTCATTACTGGGCCCCATGAGAAGGTACCAACAAACGCACCAGCGGTGGTAGGGACTGAAGGAACAACCGTAGTCTGATCAATTTCCGATACGTTTACTCCTGGAGATAACTGAATTGCCATTTTTTTCTCCTTATTTTATTATAAATTGGCAGGTGTAAAAATCTGTATATTATATTTAGAATATATCAGTTTCTCATTATTTCTCTGAAATAGTCAGCATAAACCTCACCTTGATTTCCTGTAACCCATACATCACCATCTTCTACCAAGAACGGAACATCTAATCCGTTATCCACTATAGGACCCGGGATAGTTTCTTCATCCATCTGACTAAGTTTTTCTAGCTGAAGCTGTTTTCTCAAGTCATGATTGACAACATCTTTAAAATATTTCTGAGTGGTCATCCAAGCAAACATAACCAAAGTCATTACTACATCGTCTGTTTTTCCTTCTTCTGCTTTCCATGTGGTACCGTCGGAAACAAATGATGTGAGTTCTGAAATAGTCTCAAAGTCTTTTACTATGAGTTTGTCTGTTTCTATGAGTGTCTTTAGGTTCGTACAACCAATTCGTTTAACTTGGCTGCTCATTTTCAATCCTAGCTGAACACCTCTACCAAATCCTGCTGAAATCTGTTGAGCCTTTTTATTACCAGTTTGTACTTTAAGCACATTCTCATACTCCATTTCACCATGAAGAATCTCGGCAATCTGTGGAGTGTTATTTACCTCTATCAGTACATAGGCATTGTTGTAGTATTTGGCTACATTGTATATAATAGTGGGAAAGAGAACAGGTGATATAAATGCACTAGAATACCTTGCAACCTGTCTGTAGGGGGTTTCTGATATATCTATGACTGACAGAGCAGACATGTCCATATTCTTACCCTCAGCAACGTCTACGCAGATTGCATACACATGGTCTTTGGTAATTTCACCATCACCAACGACAGGTTGCTCATAGACATCCAAAATTTCTTCTTTGGCTATTCTTCTCTTTTCTACTGGCTCAGCATAAGCCAACTCTTGTAGTTTTGATCCGGAAATCAAAGTGTTAGTAGAACCTAAGAACTCAGTTTCAAATTCTTGTTGGAACTGTCGCTCTGATGTGTTTCGAATAGTTTCTTCACGCCATGCATTGTCTCTACCTGGCACCATCGACCAGTGAATTTCAAATGTTTTGTAGTTGTTTCTCTTTTCTTTTGCATCCATCCATAGCTTGTAGAACAAGTTCATGCCATTTGGAGTAGATACAATAATAATCTTTGTTGACTTACCTGATGAGATAACAGGATAAACTGAGTTAAAGAATTCGTGAGCAATGTTAGAAGGAACGAATGCAAACTCATCTAAGAATACTACATTGAATGATCCTCCACGAACTGCTGATGATGAAGTAGCAGCAGCGATAACTTTAGAACCGTTTTCGAGTTCTACTGAACCTTTGTTCCATGTGATGACACCTTGCTGCAACCACATAGGAAGATTTTCATAAGCTAGTTGATATTTTGAAAGAATGTCTCTAGCTAACTGTCCTTTGTTGGCAAGAACAGCAATGTTTTGTGTGTCTTGAAAAATGGATAGCCAAAGTATGTATGCAACTGTAGTGGTAGTTTTACCAACCTGACGAGGACACTTTGTGATAGAGAAACGATTCTCATGATATGTTTTGATCATCTCACGTTGAAAATCCCACATTCTAAATGGCATTAGACCTTCATCAACGTTAACGATTTGAATATACTTTTCAGCAAAGTATATAGGATCTTTAGAGCATTTGATATATTCCTCTATCTGCTCTTGTGTGTACTCCATTTTTACCCCGGCTCTTTTGAGCAGAGGATTGTCACGATACGAATCTTTATTGATAGACATTATTTGTTATATCTTGCTTTAATTTCATCAGAAGGGGTGTGCCATGGCACAGTCAATTTCTTTTCCATGTTAGTTTTATCGTGTCGAAATGCTTTAGCACTTCTTGAATACAAAGCAAAAGACGCATGATGTGTAAATCCATCTTTATCTTTTTTTGCAGACGCTACTTGAATATCCTTCATTTCATGTGTTTTATCATATGTTTTTGTTTTGATTCTATATTTCAAGTGTCCAGAGCCACCATGTGCAAGATCATGATTCATTAATATACCATGTTCTTTGCTTTTATGAATTTGTTTATGTGCTGTCTTAGGTATGTGTTTGGCCAACTCCTGACTAGACATCCACTCTGATGTGTGTTCTTCTGCTGATTCTTTAATGAATTCTTTGAATCTCATTTTATGCTTTAGTAGTAGTTATCTTCACATGTCCTGTTTCTGGATCATGTTCAACATGGTGTGCATGAAATTCAACATCAGGATGATCTTTTTTTAATCTTTTAAAGTGTTCTAAGTTAGCAGGAGAATCATCATATAAATGTACTTTTTTATAACCATGTTTTCTAATTAAATCACCAATGACTTTATGCTTTGCTTCTGCTGGTGAAGCAGCACCAACATTGCCTGCTCTACGAACATGAATATGCCTAGCATCTATACCATGATGCTTTAAAGTTTTCATGAATCCACGCTTATTGTCCATATCAGAGCGGGCAGTCACAATCTCAACATTCTTGTTGTTTCTATGAATCGCTCTCAGTTTATTAATCATCTTGTGAATGGGATGAGCAGACTTCTTGAATACTTTATGTGATCTAAATTCACTATAATCATAATTGTGGTTTGGTTTTAATTTGTGATCATTGTACTCTTGATTTGTTAATGATTCTACTCTTTTACCATGTTGGTCTTTAACATGCACTTTTAGCTTTGAATGATCGTGATGAAACAACACTTCATCCATATCAAATGCATGAAGTGTCTTAGATTTTGGATCTCGTCTTTCTTGAATTTCTTCTCTTAAATGTTTAAAGTGGATCATTCTTTTCCTTTTAACATTTTGTTTAAATCTGCTGTACTACCAACAAAGATTGCTTTATCTATTTTGGTGCTTTGTGGTTCTTTTCCTGCTGCTTTGTTCATTTCACGCATTTGCTTTTGAAGCAATATAAGCTTCTCATTAGCATCAGCAACATTCTTAATCATAGTAGCTGCAACTTCAAATGCTCTTGGATGCTCAGATTCTCTGGCAATCTCAAGAATAGAATCAATAGCATCAACACCTTTTTCTATAATTTCTTCGTAATTCTGACGAACCTTCTTATAGTCTTTTTCCAGGTCATTGTCTAGTTTAGACTCAACTTCAACAACAGGTCTTTCTTCTTTAACTGCAATATCTGTACTAGCAATTTGCTTTGATTCAACCTCAAATATTTCACTCATATTTTTTTCAAATTTAGTCACTGTGATACTCCGTTATTATTGTTTCTATAGTGTAAGCTGAATTTGAAGTAGCATTGGCAGGGTTAACATAAGAGTTGATATTTACCATCATGCTATTTGCATTCGCACTGTCAAATGATTTCAGAGTATATTCAGCAAAAGAATCCATTCCAATAATTTCTGTATTAGTTCTGAATACTCCATTTATGTCAGTAACTACCATTCTATTTGTGGTGTTACTATATGATAATACTGTTGCGGTTGCTTTTGCTGTATCGAAAGAGTATCCTTGATATACGATTTCTCCAATTTTATATTTTCCAAATCCTACTGGATTAATGTTAAATATTGCTTTACCGTCTTTAACAAAGTAATCTAGATTGAGTATATTAGTATTTGCACTTTTAACGATCTTGCCTTCAGATGTCGATCCGTATACAAAAGCTTTTGCTGTAAAATTTAAAGTCCAGATAACAACTCTGGCA